CATAATCTGAAAAGAAAATGACGTCAAATACAAACACACCTGACCGGTGCATTTATGAACTAGTATAAATTGTATTAAAGTAAATATACATCAAAAATATATTAATCAATAAATAATCAAAAAATAATCCAGGTCCAATAGTTCGATTTTAATTTATACTAGTAATAATTGTTTTAACATAATATGAATTCAATTTTATGTCCCATTTAATTTAATTTAATTTAATAAATTTGAAATATACATGTATTGACTCAGTTATCAATAAATTTAAAAATAATATAAGATTTAAATAATTAAACGGTGACATAAAATGGAGTTAAGTATTAATGATTTTGAAGAACCAACAATGAAATTGGAGTATACCCGTTACGGAACAAATATTCAACCCGTTGTTTCATGGAATAATGTTCCCGAAAATGCTGTAGAACTTGTCCTTTTGTGTTATGATCCAGATGCCAAACCTCTTTGTGGTAAAACATGGTTACATTGGTTCGTTTATGGTATTGATCCAACAACAAAAACATTGGTTAATACCAAATATGTAGTTGGATTAAATGATTTCAAAAATACGGTCTATGACGGTCCTCAACCACCAAATGATGTCCCACATAATTATCATTTTACTTTGTACACTCTGAATAAAAAAACATCCTTTGAAGTTAGTAAAAGATTAGGTTTTGAACAAATTTATGACGCAATTAGAGATAGTGTTATTAGCATTGTTGAAATCGTGAAACCATTCCAAAAACCGAACTAATTAAAAATACAAAAAATTATTTTATTTTCCTATCTTTACTGCATGATATTAGGGGACATTTCTTTTCCAAATCTCCTATACATCTTGAATGAAATTTGTGGTCACATTCAAACATACATTTAATATCTTTATCTTGTACTTTGCAAATTTCACAAGGCATTTATTTTTTATTATTTATATTTTTTTATTTAATATTCTTTGTGATATATATAATACCAATAATTTAAATAATTAAATATAATGGCTACTGTTTATCCGTATAAATTTTTACAGGAAGTATATGATAAAAATTATGATAAAATAAAAATGGTATCGAGTGATATTTCAATCGATTTTGATAAAGTTAATAAATACAAACAATGTATTCCACCCGAATTTCATAAAATTATTGATTTTGTTGCTACAAATATGCGATTCGTATCGTTCGATACATTTTATGAAAAATTAGAAAATTCCATCAAAGAGTTTTACAGAGAATATTCTGATAAATCATTTAATATTATTATGTGTGAAGAATATCAAAAAAAATCTAGTTTTTGGGTTGCACTTTTATTTATTGATATATGTAAAAAATTAAATATAAAGTTTGACATTCGTAGATTGATACCTATGTATACATCATCTTCTGTTCAACCTTATGTTAGTAACGAAATAGATCTATTTTTTGACGATTGTGCGTATTCTGGATCTCAACTGAATATTTGTATTAGTACAAACAGAGAATCCGTTTTAATAATACCATATATATCAGATGTAGCAGAAGAATGGTTACTTTATAGGAGAAAAAATTTAAAAATATTTGCTGGAGAAAAAGTTAACAATATATTTTATAAAAATGGAATCAAAATGACACCAGAAGAGATTTTTGAATTAGATACGTTATATACTGAAATGGACCAGTGGGGGAATTCTATTAAGAGTGCAATAACTGATTTTTATCACATCAATGAAAGACATACTTTGATTGCATTCCAACATAAGATGCCTGATAATGTATCAATACCACAATTTTTAATTAATTTTGCTCCTGTTCCTAAAAACCAAATAAATATAATTAATCTCACTTCTAAAAATATTTTTAATAAATCTTGTAAAGAATCTGAAAAAACCTTATATAGTGAAAACATGATGTATTTTAAACAAACACTTTTGAATAGTTATGTAAGTAATATTTCCCATGTTATCTCGAGTTTTACCATGTTTAGACCCAAAAATTGCACTATAGCTGATTGTCAACCTCTCATTAAGGGATGTAATGTTCCTTGTAAAAACGTTTTTGGAGTGACAGATAAAGATGTATGTTATCAGGCATCTTATAAAAAAATTAATTATATTCTTCCCACAAATATTTATCCGTTAAATAATTCCGAAATCCCTGACTTTTCAGTGTATAATATTACGACAACAACAACAATTAATGTTCCGAATCCATTAGATAAACCAATATTACCACAATTACAACCCACGATGTTACCACCATTGCGACTAAAACAACAACCAAAACAACAACCAAAACAACAACCAAAACAACAACCAAAACAACAACCAAAACAACAACCAAAACAACAACCAAAACAACAACCAAAATCAAAACAACAACAAAAACAACAACAAATGGAACCACCATTACCTCCAATACCACAATTTCAAAATGGATTACCACCATTACAACCATTACAACCTAAACAACCTAAACAACAGCAACCAAAACAAGCAAATAAACAAATAGAACCACCATTACCTCCAATACCACAATTTCAAAATGGATTACCACCATTACAACCATTACAACAACTCACACTGGCGATACAGACACAAAATGGATTACCACCAATCTATTTAGTCAAGGCATCATTATCACCATTTCCACCAGTACCTCAACCTCACAAAAACAAAAATAATAAATATAAATAATAAATAATAAATAATAAATATAAATAATTTTTTATGAATAAAAAAATAAATATTGTGTGATTCACTTTTCGTCTGTAAGTATAGATATAATTTTCAGATCCATTTCGTAAATTTTATGTAATTTTTTAATTGCATTTATTGCAAGATCGTATCCTTGTTCTGCTGACAATTTATAAATTTCCATTGCCTTATCAAAATTTTTTACACAGCCTGTTCCATTTTGATACATTCTAGCTAAATTGTATTGACCCTTATCATATGAATTTTCTGCAGATTGTTTATATAATTTATACGCCTTTTGATAGTTTCTCTTTATTAATTTTCCCTCTTCATAAATTATTCCCAAGGCGTTTTGAGCTTGTGGATAATCATTTTCACTTAATAATTCATATATATCAATGGCTTCAGTAGTATTTTTTCACATACCGTCCCATTTTCCAACATCACAGCTAAATTAAAAAGTGCATGCATATGACCTTGTTCAGATGCTTTTTTAAAATATTCGAAACTAATTTCCATATTTATATCAGTTCCAAATCCCTCTTGATAACATATTCCCACATCATATTGTGCATCACTTAGTTCATTATCATCAGCTAATTCCTTAAATATTTTAAATGATGTTACATAATCTTTTTTCCTATGTAGATCACGTGCCCCCATATGTTTATTGTGTAAATCATCATCCATTTATTTAACTAATTTTTATTATTTATTTATTGTATATCATTTGTATTACGATAATTATTTTATATTCAAATTTTATTGATTTTTATTGATTTTTATTAATTAGTGGTGCGTTAACTTAAAATTATATGTATATTTATTTCTAATTATTTTTTTTATTTCTTTAATTGTTGCCACAACTTCTGGATCAATTTTATCTTTATTTTTTTTTAAATATGTGTCAATGATATAATGTGGTTGGTTTGTGAATACATCAACACCGCAACTAGTTAGAGATTTTACCATTGATGAAATAATGTCTTTATTTACACTATTTATTTTATCTAAATTATTAATTATATCCATTAATATACTTTGTGGAGGATATTTTGTATCAGCTCCGTGTATGTCACATTTGTATCTGACTGTTATACATAATAAACATGCATTATCAAAAATACTTGGATCAATATTATTTTTATTATTTTTATAGTAATCTAATAGAGTTTGTTGTTCCTTAGATATTATTCGCGAACAATCCATATTATTTATTTTAGTATTTTAGTATTTTAGTATTTTAATTTATTAAATTATTGTTTATATTCCTTTGCACAAAGTACTAAATTCTACATGGAGATATATTACAAATCACATGACACTAATATACAAAACCAGAAATATGGGCAGTTCTTTTTGAATTTTATATTTGAATAGTGTATTATCAATATTTGTTAATTATTAAAAATTGAATTAGACATAACTTAATTTATTTTATAATCATTTAATTTGATTATTTCAATATGGAAGTTGATAATCTAACTAATGTTGTTAATGATTCAACTAATGTTGTTAATGATATAATACAAAAAATTTTACTGGGACATCCGGTTAATGAATTAATGAAAGAATTATCTTCCGATCCTGAGTATTATATGATTACCTGTGAGGAGGTGTATGGTAAACTGTTTCGATTGGCTATCGACAAAAATTTATATGCAATAAGAGGCATAAACTATTTTAATGAAATACAATTGGATCCTATATGGGTTTCAACATTTACAAAAATTGGATGGAATAAATTGGCTTTGGAAATGGGAGATCAGGATGTATATTTTGAAATTGCCTCATCATATGAAGCATTGGACATGAAAAAAAAATCTGAAGAATATTATCACCTGGGAATCCAACATGGAGACCAAAAATGTATTATCTATTTATTAGAATTATATTTTAATCAAAGAAAATATGATGAAATTTTAAATTGGTGCAGTAAATTAAACCCAAATGAAAATGTTTATTATCATGTAGCGCGAGCATATGAAATGAAAAAGGATTATAATAATGCACTTAAATATTATATACTAACGAGCCAATTATATGACAACTATAAACGTGTAGATGCGCGTATTATAGCTTTATATTCATATGTTAAAAAAAATGATAGCCTTGAAGAAAAATTTGCATGGTTTTCTAATATTCAACAACAACTTCCTAAATCGAAAGTAATTAAAAATCGTATTGAGATTTTACAAAGAAAGATACAAAATAAACAAAATGAACACAATGAACAAAATAAACAAAATGAACAAAACGAATTAGTTCTAAAAGAATTAGAAATTGTAAGATTAAATGAACTCATAGAAAAAATGAGAAATAGTGAATTTAATGATGATACAAAGAAAAGAAAATTATTGTAATTGTAATTTTAATTTATAAAAAGATGAAAATCATAATGAAAAAGATCATATTTAATATTTAATTTTGTATTTAATCTTGTATTCAGCCTTATGATTAAATTAGAAAAACTAATAGATTATACATACCTTCATGATGAATTATATGAAGGCGAATGTAATGGAGAAAAATGTTTAATATTAGGATCTTATAGCGAGTTAATTCAAGGTGAGAAATATAAATACTATGACACATTAATCAATAATATGAAAAAGTGTTCGCATCCAGGATTGGTTAAATTTATTGATCATTATAAAAATCACAAAGTGGACGGATATCCTTGTGTACAAAATTATATAATAATGGAATATCCCGGTGTACGTCTGATGGATCATTTGAACGGAGTAAGTAAACTAAATTTATCAGAAGGTCTAATAAAAATTATATCACAACTTGCACAGATTTTAGCATATTTAGAAGAGAAAGGTATGTACCACTTATTTTTGAGTACAGAAAATATATTTATTAATCCAAAAACATTTGATGTAAAACTATTCGATTACGGAATTGAATATAATGATCGACATCCTGCGCATTGGGGTTGTGGACCTGAATACAATTATTATGAATCCTGTAGATATTTGATGAGAAACGAACATACAAGAAAGAAAGAAGATGTGTGGGTTTACGGTATGATACTTTATCAATTATTTGTTGGTGAACACGCAAACACAAGAGGATTTTGGTATAATAATTGGGACTACTATACTAAATGGTTATTCAATCCGAGAACTCCGGTTGTAATCGAAAGATGTAATGATAATAAAATACAAAATATTATCAGAAAATGTTTGACATGGGAAGAATATAGACCGACAATGAAAGAAGTTTTGGAATTAGTTTATGATTATGTCAATAAAAACTAAAATCATAAATTAAAAATTGATTTTTGTTGTGTTTGAATAATGCATATGATTTTTCATTTATAAAATTAAATAAAATTAAATCAAATTAATCCAAATACATAACACAAAATGGATCAAAATATTGTTGCTTCGGGAAACGTCGTTGTTCAAGACAACACTAAATCCACAACTCCATCTGTTCAAAAATTTAAAACAATGACATTGTCAGGGGATGCAGTCGGACAACTAAATGGACCACAAACTCAATCAGACAAACCACAAAAAACATTTAATGTTATGTATTGCGAAACAATGACATTGTCAGGAGGTGCAGTCGCACAACGAAATGAAAAACGCTAAAACAATCAAATTGTTAAATGTTTCAAATTCAGATATTTACTTTTATATATTTTGTATAAATGAAAATATTTTTTGTTTATTCCACCAGTTGAATTTAATAATTTTTTATTTCCTCCTCCATTTTGAACTTTATATTTATTATTTATTTCTTCATTATAATCCTCCATTTTTTTCATAAATAAATTTACAATTTCAATATCATTTTTATTTAAATCAGCTTCTTTAACATAAGTTTCAAGTTTATCCATTTTATTTTCCTTTAAAAAATTAATATATTTTTTATCTGGTGGATGTATTGCGATCTGTCTTAGAGTCAGGGCTATTCGCATGACATTTGCAACAGTATTTTCTTCGTATAATGGAATTTCAAATAATTTTAAATATATTAAAAAATTATCGAATTCGATGTCTTTATTTACATCAAATTCATTATTATCAAACAACTTTTCTCTCATTTTGTAGATCCTTTCATCAAGAGAATCTTTCGAAATGTCTGATATATCAATTAATGATTTGAGTAATTTTCCAATATTATCTTTATTCCATTTAACATTTCCTTTTATTGAAAGAGATAAAAGTGAATTAATATAATAACCCAGGTTCCAATATTCATCATTTGGATTAACATTTTGTATAAATTTATCACTTATTTTATCTGGATTTGATATCAGATCAAAACATTCTTTCAATGTTTCCATTTATATATACAAAAGTGATATTTTATATTTTATAATAAAAATTAGTAATTTAATTAGATTTACCAATGTGTCCGCTAATAAGTTCTAAATATTTTTCAGGATTTTTAGTATCGTGCTCTAAGTGTAATGAATTTTCAAAATCATAAAAGTGTGATAATTTGTTAGTCCGATATTTCAAGAGGAAATTTTGTGGCACAAGTAAATCTTTTTTACCATTTATGAACAGTTTTTTTATACCATTATTTTTTTTCAATATGTATTGGTTAACACCCTCGATACGTCCAAAATCTACAATATACATATAAATGAACAGCGGGATATATGATACATATTTTGCAATGAATGAATATCTTGAACGAACCAAACTACTTATCCAATTAGCAAAATGGGTTACGCCACGTGGTACAGGCGATGAATCAAATGTATATGTTCTAACACTTTGACCAAATATTTCATCGACGTGTTTATAATATATTGCTCCCCCGCCACTATAAAATAGTACATGACATCCAAACTGTTGATACATTTCGTCTTTAGAAACAATATTGTATAATGTCATAACTGTATTTTTTAATGTTTTCCTCCCAAATAATGTTGTAATCTTTGGAGTAATCACAATATAACATTTTGTTATACAAGTTTGTTTGAATAAATTTATTTTACTCAAAACTTCTTCATTTTCTGCACCTGTCCACCCAAATGCCAATAGAATTGATCCATTGCTATTTGGTTGCAAATTGACTTCATGAATTGAGCCTTCTTTAATAAACAAGTTAGTCATGAATGAAATCTATATAACGTGTGCTTGACTTTGTCGGTATAAAAAAATATAAAGAACATATAGTTGTTTTATTGTTTCAATTTTTATAATTTTTACATAAATTAGACCGCCATATGTGATGAATATGATGTTTTTATTTTTGTCACTTGATTTTTTATTTTTTCTTTTATTTCGCTATCTAATTCTTCGGCTTCTTTGTCCATGCCGTTTTCTAACATCAATTTCTTCACGCGTGTCAATTCTTCAATTTCTTTAATTTCGTTGTCGATAGATGTAGCTTCATATTTTTTTTTATTTTGGTTATTTTGGTTATTTTGGTTATTTTGGTTATTTTGTTTGATAACCTTTTTCTCTTCTTTGAGTTGTTCCCTAAGTTGTCGTTTAAGTGGTCTCTCTTCATCTTGTTTTTTATTTTTCTCAATGCGTGCCGTTTCCTTTTGATGTAATTCAGTGACTTTTTCCTCTGTAATATTTAGTAAAGTACTTACTTCGTTGAATGTTTTCCCTCCATTAATTAATTCGTTGACATACATTTGATGACGGAAACTTATTGCAAGTGGAGTTCTTTTAAGAACAATTCCAATTTCTTCAAATGATTTATGCTCGTTAAACATCTTTTTAACTAATTCATTATCTTCCACCGTCCATTCTTTCGCTTTTTTTGTAATTGCAATCTTGTCGCCTTGTGCAGTTTTATCGCCTTGTGCAGTTTTATCGCCTTGTGTAGTTTTATCGCCTTGTGCAGTTTTATCGCCTTGTGTAGTCATAAGATCAAACATTTTTTTTTCTTGTTGTTCTTCTATTTTTTTCTGTTTTTTATCTTCTGCCTTTTTGTCGGCAAATTTAGATCTTGCAAAGTAACCTCTATTCATTGTTCTTGGGTTTTGTATTTTGATTTATATTTTGATTTATATTTGATAGATATTGATATTATTTTATATCAGATTAGTTAATTTTCAATATTTTTATTAAAAATTGAAGGATAATTACATTGGTGAAACAATGTAAAATTATAAACATATATTCTTATTAAAATCATAAAACCGAATAATTATAATTAAATGGAAGAAGTTGATACATACGAAAAGTTTATTAATTTTGTTAACGAAAACAAGTTGCAGTATACATTACTTGTACGAAATTACGACAATTATAGTAACTCAATTTTATCAACATTTATAAAAAGAAATTTTATTAAAACATCTGACGTTGTTGAACATCACGATACTAGATGTCATCAAGTGTTCGTGCCAATGGTCAGAGTGGAAGTTCCACTCAAATCAATTACTGAGCATTATAATGATTTAGAAAATCCTGAGTTAAATGTTCCAATGTATTTATTTACTTATAGTGATAGCCATGCGGAAAAGGAATTGAATGATAATACAGTAAAAATAAGACTCCCATATACCAGTTTCGATGATGACAGAAAGGTTGATATTATTGCAGCAAATGACATTAAACATATCGAGATGATGATTAAACAATTTAATTTTGAAATTAACCGTCTTAATAAAGGAAATATTCTAAAATGGGATTCAAATTATGGTTCTTACAGAAGAATAGGAAATTCTCCAAATAGAACTATCGATGTAATGGTCGGATTAAATAAAAAAATGAATTCCATAGTTAACAAAATCGATAAATTTCAAACACATAAAAAAAAGATGTTGGAAATGGGAATCACAAGTGGTATAAATGTATTGTTTTTTGGTCCTCCGGGAACAGGAAAAACATCTCTAGCAAAAATTATTGCTGACTATTACGGTGTCGAATTATATATTACTAATCTTAATGATGCCAGAAGTGGTAAAGAGGTGATGTCTATGTTGTCACCAAAGAGAAGTAATAATGACGGTTATGAATCTGATGATGATAACTATGATGAAAAAGATAAAGTCAACGCAGAAAAACCCATAATAGTTTTGATTGAAGATTTTGATAGATTTATTAAAAAAAATCGTTATCTTATGAGCGAAATTTTAAATTCTCTTGACGGTGTATCTGTTTCATCAGCTGTTAATATCGTTAGATTCTTCTCAATGAATGATAAAACAGTATTAATTAAAAACAGTGCATTACAAACAAGAATGCACTTATCTCTTGAATTTACAAATCTTGATGTTGAAATGATTGAGGTATATATTAAAAAAATATTCCCAGAAAATGATCATACATATTCAAAGACTTTGGCAGAAAAATTTTTTTCAGAAAATATTTCCATCAGAGAAATCACAAACTACTTTTCATCTTTTGTCGGAGATGATGACCCACTCAAATTAGCCAATGACAATTTCGATACCTGGACACAAAACAGAAAAGATTTCTTAGAACTAAAATCTAAATATTCTAAGAAAAATAAAAAAACTAAAAAAACTAAAACGACCGAATTGATCGAACCAGTAAAAATTACCGAACAGACCGAACAGACCGAACAGACCGAACAGACCGAACAGATCGAATTAGTTAAACAAATCGAACATGAAAATCCAGACGAATTAGATGAATTAGACGAATCAAATGAATCAGATGAATCAGATGATCAAGATAATTCTCGTTCAGATAATTCTTTTAATTTTAATGGTTCTGATAATTCAGACAATTCAGACAATTCAGATAATTCTGATTCCGATAATTCTGATTCTGATAATTCAGTTGATCGATCAATATCATTCAACAATGATTAATTTTATTTATTTTTGTGTAATTAATTTTATGTAATTAACTTAGTGTTCACATAAAGAAAATGGTCTCTGATAAATTTCTTCACTCAAGTTACTCATGTATGTTTTACGTTCTTTCATGAGATCTTGACGATTTGTTTGTGCTCGATCGAACGAAATAGTATGTTGCGAAGCTGATTCTCTATTTTCTTCAGAATACCAATGTATTTGTTGTGGTGGGACATTAGCCGTTGACACCACTTTATTGAATGGATTCACTAAGAAAAAAACCAAAATTCTTCTATGACCTGGTTTTGTTTTATCAGTAAGTTGAAATGGCTTAACGTGATGTTGTAAAATATTTGGAAACGTAATACATTTACCAGCAGATGTCTTGACGAAACCCATATAATTATTAATAATATCGTCATCACTCAAACCATATACATGTTTAACGTAATTATAATCATTTTGTTCATAAGAAGGATCATAGGAAGCTTCCCGAAACTCCAATTTGGAATCACTAATATTTTCGACATCATAATAGTAAATGCCAGATGCTACAATGTTTTCGTTCTTCATACCTTCGACATGCCACGCGCCGCCGTCGTATGTCGGTTTTTCTGGTGTTAATACAATATTAGCCATTTTCACTATAACTTGAACATTGCGATCTTTTAATGTAAATTTATTTTTAATAATGCTTTCCCAATATTTTGAATCGAACGTTCTAACTTGTGGATAATATGTAGATTCATACAAACCTCCATATTTATCATTTCCATCCTCATCACTGTTATCATCACCATCATTATCTAAATCGGCATAAAGTCCATTAGAGTCATTTGAATCATTGTCTGATTCATTGTCTGAATAATCAGTATTATGTTGTTCATTCGCTCTAATATATCTCGGATAATTAAGTAAATCTTCGAGTGTGTGATCAAAAAGTGGCACGAATTCTGATAATATATCTTCGAGGGTTTTATATAACATTTTGTGTTTAATTGGGTGTAGGTTATTTATGTAAGATTTGAATGTGCACTTACCGGAAGCATCTATTGATACATCAGATGGCAACCATTGATAATGTTTCGACAAATTAGTATCTACACGAGGAACTGCATATTTATTTTTAGATTTATTTTCATCTTGTTTATTTGTTTTTTCGGGTTCATTATTTTTTATTACATCTAGCCATTCATTTTCCATTGTTGTATAGTCATCAGATAGATTGAGGCCGGGACTACCATCGGTATTCAAGATACTTTTACGGATTCTGTAACAATATAATGATGGATGGATTAAATTAAGAACTTGTTCATTAGAACCAGGATGCCAATCATATTGTTGTTTTAAATTATTGTGTTTATCGATATATTCGTATTTTTCGAGATCAATCGATTGTTGTATAAGTTGCCAGGTTAAATCATTAGGAATCAAAGACGTTGATTCATACACATAATCGACAGGTGATATTGTTATCTTTGTATTTTTTTGATTTTTTACATAATATTTTAATTCATCAATCGCATAATCAAATATTTTAGATTCAACATTTGATTCTTTTCTGAATTTTTCAATAATATTGTCATCAAATATTTTACTCATCCAATTTTCTTTTACGCAGATTGCATTCTTTAATTTGATAATATTTTTCTCCATTAGGGTACAAACATTGTCACTCGAAAATGTATCGATATCAAATGGAGTTAAAAACTGAGTCATTATTTTGAAATCAATTTGATTGTATGTTCATAAATTATAATTTATGTTATAATTGTCTAATAAACAAAAACTTCAATTTTTTAATAAAAATAAATAAATAAATAAATCAAGGAATATTAACCAAGATTTTGGGAAGTGCTTCACGAACCATCTTAAGTTGTTCCACGTGAGCAGGGAAAGCAGGGGAATACTCGCCACCAACTGTAAACTTTGGTACAAGAGATTGTAGGGTCACAAGGCGAGGCTTCGAACACTCTGCGGGATCAGTCGGCTCGTCGATGATGATATCGCTGTCGGACTTGAAACTGATCAACACAGCAACCAAAACAGACATTGAGGCTCGTTTAATTCCAAATCTGTAACCCTCGAATTCGTGACTCCAATAACGGGGATCACGACCTTCTTTGTCATGAACTCCAACGATGAATTTGTAGGCCCGTTGATTCTCCAAATCAATACCACACTCTTCTTGGAGAGCACGTGACGAAATCTTTTCGGTTGCCGGAAGCTCGACAGGAATACCCGCAGCAATACGATCCTTGTTTACTTCAAGGATTGCGCGCATTTGTTGTGCCTCGTCTGGTTCAAGATGTTCACCGGAACCGTATAACCAACGAAACATACCGATGGTGATCACTTGGAGCTCATAACCGGGGAATTTGATTTTGACTTCAGGAGAACGGTTCTTGTAACCGAGAGTTGTCATCAAGGTAATCTTATTGTTCTTGATCAAATAATCGAGATCAGTGTGTGTTGCATTCTTGTTGACATCTTGTGGCTTCTTGTAGAAGTATACACTGACATCAGTTGCTTCCTGAGGACCAGGATTCTCTTGAGCGTAAAGTGTCAGTTTATATTCCGGATCCCGATCAGAACCAATGGTCAGCTTTTGATGAGTCTTTTCAATTTCTGCATCAATGACCTTCAAAGAAAGCAACCAACTGAAAATGTTGTCTGGTGTCAAATCAAAAGCGGGAGAAATCATATTCCGGTCCACAGTGCCATCTGGTTTCTTCCCCAAAGGGAGGACATAACCCAAGAAATCAACAAAACCAAAATTCTTTGTTTGAAGAAATCGCACAAAGACCTCAAAATCATGCAAACGTGTGTGATACATATCTTGGAATTCGAACAGTCTGTCACCAGTGTTGAAGACATTTGCAGGACATTGTGTGCGATTTGAGGAGAATGCTGCGCAAAACGGACCATGGGAAGAGATGAATCCATAGTACGAGAGGAGTGAAAAAAAGCACTTTTTAGTATCCATTTCGATTGAATTGACTAAGTTGTTTAAAGTCTTTGCGAAAAAAATATTGCAGAAAAAAAGTATTGCTTATGCAAAGGGGAATAATAATGATAGAAAATTAAGGACTTAACAATATGATCACATTTTCAATTTTTTGAAACAATAGTAATGATGTATATTATTACCGTCATATATCGGGATCGATAGGCCTACACCTCTCTTACATATAAAACATTTTGTTTCTTCAGTTATCATTATTGATGTGTTTGAGTGTTGATACTTTATATAATCCTTTTCGTAATTTAATTTTTTGTATTCTATTTCTAGTAACTTTTTATGGATGTCATTCATGAATTTTTCATGAAGTAAGTTTTGGCAAATTGATGTGTAAATATTCATTATTTATATATAAATATTATTCATATTATTATAATTATTATAATTTTTAAATTAATTTATTCAATATTTATCAATGATTATGTATGAAAAATGCAAATAAAAATGAAAATAAAAGATTTAAAACATAATTACCATATAAACATTGGATGGATTAATAAAATATATAAAATGTCAGTCGGAACCCTTTATACCTATCCCGGAAATCCAAGAGCTTTCAAAACACTAATTGCTGCCGAACTCAATGGACTTACTGTTGATGTTCCAGAATTCACTTTTGGCGTAACCAATCGCACAGAAGATTTCTTGAATAAATTTCCCTTTGGAAAAGTTCCAGCATTCGAATCAGTTGATGGAACTTGTATTTATGAAAGTAATGCGATTTCATATTATGTTGCATCTCTAGGTCAAAAAGTAAATCTATTAGGTGATAGTCTCAATGGGCAAGCGACTGTTGTACAATATCTTAATGTTATTGACAATGAATTAGTTAACCATGTTTCAACATGGCTTTATCCGATTCTGGGATATGCTAAATATGATGCTGAAAAAACACAATATGCCCAACAATGTGTTGAAAAGACTATGACAGTTTTTGACAAATTATTTTCATCTGGTCGTTCTTATCTTGTGGGAAACGAATTATCATTGGCAGATATTCATTTAGTGTGTGCTTTGTATATGCCATACAAAATGTTATTCGATGAAACTTATAGAGAAAAATTCTCGAATGTTACAAACTATTTCGCCCGAGTCACTAGTTTACCAGAATTTGCAAAAGTTATGGGTCCTATTACTTATGCGCAAGTAATGGCAAAATATAGAGAAAAAAGTGAAGAGTCATATGCTTAGATTCCATCTTTATTTTTATAGCCAAAGGTAATGAAAATATATTAAAATAAATAAATAGTCACATGATTTGACACTCGCCGATATTTTTAATACTACTATTTTTTTTCGAATATCTTTTAAATTTTTTTCTATATACTGACCAATTTGTGTCTGCAAGATAATTTATTTGTTTATTGTTCAGACATTGTTTTACAGTAGTTCTCAGGAGATCAATTGCTTGAAATGGATCCATTGATTCACATACAATTAATGCTATTCCTACTAATAATGGTGCTCTACCCAATCCGGCCACACAATGAATTAATATTTTGTTTTGGTTATCACATTTATAAAATACATTATAAATGTAATCTATCCATTCAAATACCTGTTCATTGCTAGGAAATTTTCCATCATTAAAAACTATGGGCTTAATTTCACATATTTTTTGTATTGAACTTTCATCGTATGCCGATTCACATGCACGAACCATATTAGTTATATTGTTGTTTTTAATATAACTAACATAAATACCAATATTCGAATCGGTTGGTGTGGATGTTATCACAAAATTCAATCTATTTTTAATTACTTGATTAACTGCAGGCCCTAATTGTTTTGAATTCATTCTATTTCATATATATATACTTATATATAATTTTCTTTTAAATGGGGATCATATATTGTTGTTGAAGTGATTAAAATTTCAATAATTTGTGTAATTTAATTTAGTATTTATTAATTTAAGAACATAATTCAATATATTTATCTATAAAAGAACCGAACCCATTACTGCGAGTTAATGATCCTCCAACACGTGGATTTATCTCAAATATTTTAGGACAATTATTAACTATTTTGTAATCTACGCATATTATACCACTATATTGACTCTTTTTAACAATATCCTTAAATATATTTAGTACATTGGAATTTATTTTTATTTCATGTGATGTTGTAGGTTTTTTTGTAACACCGTGCACAAATACCGGTCTATCAAACGAATGTTGAATTGTGAGTTCTTTAATAATTTCACCATTGTTTGCGAGTATATGCGTTGCATATTCTATCTTACCTTCTATAATTTCACATATTGCGTATTCATCCAAATTAATATCTCTTGGGATATCCCTTTCTGTTTTTATAATATATGTTTGACGTCCGTACCAAGATTTATTATGTTTTAGTATGCACGGCATAATTATTTCATTATAACCTTTTAGGTTATAAACTTTAGGTATATATTCAGAAAAATCATTGTTAATCATATATTTGTAAAATTTTGTTTTGTCATCAAATGTTTCAAATATATTTCTACTCGGGATACAAAAATTAATATTGTTCGCTTTTAATATATCGTAATTATTTAATAAAAATTCATTGTGTTCGCACGCATATGAGAATATTACTTTAATATTTTTTTTATTGCATGTTTGAATTACATTGTTTATGTCATTTAATTTATTCAAAACAAAATTACCCTCGTCGAGAGCCATCACTTTATCTACATAGTACTCATCGTGAGGTATTAATACTTGTTCCAAAAATCTTACAACACCACAATTACACGGTTTATGTTTTGGAACATGCAAATTTCCTTGATAAATTATTTCTATGCCATCACTATAATTAATGAGTTCCAATTTATTCGATAAATTAGTATCATCTATTTTTTTAGTAATGATATCACAGTAAGGTGCAAGTAAATTAGTTATATACGGTGCGTAAGTATATTCATCTTGTTGAACGGTACATTTAATATTTCCCGATATACGCGGATTAATTTCCATTAAATAGATGTTGTCATTTGTATCTTCCAAAAATTCTAATTCTATGAAACCATTATAATTTACTTTTTCGACTATTTTTGATATAACATCAACATATTTTTGTTCTACATTTTTTAACTCCTGTTTGACATCAGAGTAGTTATTGTCATTATCTATAAAACCAGAATAAATAAAATCAAGTCCACTTATAAGTTTACCTTTTTTACATAGATAATTAATGCCATGAATTTTTTTAACATCCAAAATATCCTGAATTTGATAGTCATCACCATATTTTTTAATCAAATTATAAATATTATCTGTAACTATTTTGTTATCATTCGATCCGGCACCTTTTCTATGTTTTATGATAAATTTGCTATATTTATTTGGTCCCTTATACTTACTGTCGTACGTATTTATTAATCTAATATATGAGTTTTTTAATATATCATGTTGTCTTATCATATTATAAAAATTTATCTTGTCATCTAATTTATCATAAATGTAATCATGATTTACCAAAAATTTATTTTTATATTGTAAATAGTTACCAAGTCTCTTTTGTGCTTGTATTCCATTGGGAATTATTACGGTAGCTTCTTTAAAATACTTTTCATTGTAATCACTTAATACTATACAGTTTTTGTCAAAATATTTCAACATAAAATATGTATGCGAAATACCATAGCCCTTAGGTGAAAAAATAACAATCATTTATTAGTATTATTAGTATTATTAGTATTATTAGTATTATTTATAATAGATTCATATATTTGGTTTCAATAGGTGTATAAAAATTATTTTTTTATAGAGAAATAAAAAATTGAAAAACATTTAAACTATCAATAAATTTATTAAAATAATTAAAATAATTAAAATAATTAAAACAATTAAAATAATTAAAAACAATGAACCTACTTCAATTTAACCCAAATTACAAAAATTTAGATGATTATGCCGAATTATTGATATCAAATGAAAATTGTCGTTTGTGTGATGTATATTATTGTCACTATTTTTTGAAAAATATTATTAAACTCATTGATAATAATACTAATGATGAGAAAATTGTGTTGGGTAAATTTTCAATAGATTTGTTATCGACTATAATTAACAAATTTAAAAAAAATGAGTTAATGAAGTATGAACTTGCTCCAAATTATAAACAAAACGAAAATAATCCTCTGTATCTGTGTCAATTAATTTTAAATCATCCAAAAGTTATGGTGAATTATGATTATTTGTACGAATGTTTCATAAAAAGTCACAACTTGGTGTCAATAGTTGAATATAATATAATGAATAAAATCAAACAGTCTGATCATCATTTGGATATTCTTTTGAACAATTTAGATGATCTTTCTTTCGTTAAAGAAGACAGACGCGAAGACACTAAACATAAAAAAGATTTTGATGATTATAGAAATTATTTACGTATCAATTATGGAGATGCATTGTTGAAAATAATTAATGTATTTGCAGCTTGTGGTATAGTTCCAAGTAAAGACAAAATAATGGAAGCAATAAACAAAGGTTACAACGTTTTTCAAAATATATTAATTAATTATAGTAATAATTCTGATGAAAAACACCAGGGACCGAATGAAATAGATCTTATTATCAGCCAAATCAATACAGGAACCATAGATTTTAAAGATAAAACAAAAATCGTTTGTGATATATCAAATACAGATAAAAAAAAGATTTCGACAACGATTATGGCAAATGCCAACCAATATACTGTTAGACAGATACAACACCTAAAAAACAAATGTGATATAGTTTTTGATAGTGAAGATTTTAATGTCTTTTGCGAAAAATCTATTAATAAAGATGTTTTTTGGTATTTATATAAATCAGTCGATGTCAACGGCAAAGAATTAAGACCGAGTTTTGAAGCATACGGAACTTTACTCAGACGTGCCGGTACATACTCAAAAATCTTAAAATTTTTATCTTAAAATAAAAAATATTTATTGTTCTGTTATACGTTTATATATTATAGTTTTCGCCGATATGTGTTCCCCAGTTTCTTTATTATTTCTACCATTATCATCATATGTTTTTTGTAAATCAGGATCTTCCAATATATTTAATTCTGCTAAATTGGGGTTATGTAGTTTTGAAACAATACGTTCTAATTGAGAAAAAGCTCCTGTTCCTCCACCAAAGATGTAAAAACATGTTCTTCTATCAGTGCGCTTTAATTGTTGATCTTCTAATGCCAAAATAATTTTTTTAGTCAAATTGTATAACTGTTTCAAATCCTGCATCATAACAAGACCGTACATTAACATATCTTGTGCATCATCTAAATATACTACATCTATTAAATGTAATAGCTTTTCTTCTAGATCTTCATCATGAAATATAACGGGCAAATAACAATATAGCCACCATGTATAATAAACATAATGTTTGTCTCTGTTGTATCGAGGATTTAATGAATTAGTCAATATGTCGTCATATAATTTATACGGCATAGTACAAACTTCTTTAAGATGGTCTATTAATATATTTTTGTATGAATCATAATAAGGATCTGTTATTTCGTTCGCGAATAACTTGTACGTAAATTTTACTAATTCAATATGCAATATATATATATAACATATTTTTCTATCGTTAAAATTATCCATTAGTAGCTCTAGAATCATTTCTTTTGGGAAATCTATTATATGAATATGATCAAGATCGTAATCTTCTGAATCGTTATGATGAAATTGACTAAGAAAATCGTCGATAATGTCATAAAGTTCTAATTTTTGATTTTTTTTATAATCCTCTAATACGTATTTAATGTCTGAACCATAATGTTTATATTTGTAATGTTTGTTTATGTTGTAATTAGATTTATGAACTAAAAACACATCATAAAAGTTTTGTGTCATTTTTTATTTA